GGCGAAATCATCCAAACAATTGAGGAATTTGCGGCGCTGATCGAGGGCACCGCGAAGGTGATCCGCAAGATCGGTGACGCTTTCAATTGGATCAAAGGGGTTTGGGACGCGGCCGGGCCGGCCTTAACGAAAATCGGCGATGATATGAAAGCCGGTTTTGACAAAGGCTATCAAGCGGCCAAGGCCGTTTGGGACAAGTTGCCCGAAATCTTTTCGGGCGCCGAGGCGGCCGTCAAAGCGGCCATCGATAAAGTGGCCGAGGCAATCAAGAAACCGTTCTTAGACGCTTTTAATGCCATCAAAAAAGTTTGGGACGATCTGGTTAGCGCATTTACGAACTTCAAATTTCCCGAATTCAAAATGCCACGAATGCCGTGGCAAAAACCCGAGGGCGCCCAATACGGTGGCATCTTTACGCGGCCGGCGATCCGCCAGATTGCCGAGGCCGGCACGCCCGAGGCGGTGATTCCATTAAACCGTTCCGCGCGCTCACAGGGGCTACTAGGGGCCGCCGCGGCCGCAATAGGCGGGGGAGCCGGCGCCGGCGCGATCGGCGGCGGCCGATCGACCCTCAACTTTGCGCCGAACATTTCGATTGCCGGCAATGCGACTCGCGAAACCGTGACCGAACTTGACCGATCCTTGCGCAACCTGGCCGACGATTTTCTAGCCAAGTTCACCCAAGCCCAAGAGCAAGAAAGACGTTTGGCCTTTAGTTGAACCCCGCTAAAAAAAATGAAAGCACTATTGATTTTGCTTTGTCTGCTCGGCAAGGCCTTTGCTGCACCGTACCTAACTTGTGATCCGTACCCGACCAATGCGGATGCAAACCTAAATGTGGTTTCCTTTGTCATCACTGGAGTCGCGACTAATCCGGTGACGATTCAAGCCCAAATTGGCACGAGCGGCTTGCAATATATGTTTTACGATTTGGCGCCGCTCGGGAACAACACTTACAGCGTTACGGCTGCGGCCGTAAACGGTTATGGTCTGGAGAGCCCGCAGAGCGCCCCCCCTTTCACGTTCCAAAAGGGCGTGCCGGCCGCTCCCAGTGGAATGAAGATCGTGCCGAGCATTCCCGTCCCGTTACCATAGGAGCATTTAATTTCATGCCGGCGCCGCCAAAGAAAACCCAAACTAAACGAATCGGAAGCTTCTCTTTTGAACAGTAGGTGAAAACGTGCCGAACAAATTCCGGCGATTGGTGGGATCTGGTCGCATGCATCCAATACGGCCAAAAGCCCGGCGACGATCACCTAATGCATATCGTCCTCGAGGCGAATTTGGCTTACGCAAATTTGAAGCAATTGAGTGCAAATTTGGTTTTGAACATTCCCGAGCCGCCGGCCAGAACTGCCAACCCGCGGATCCCTTGGACGTGACATGATTACGCCTGTTCGACATGCCCGCGTTTCACTCCTAATCGATGGCCGCGACTATTATCCCGAGCTTGCACCCGATATGTTGTCTTTTTCCTATTCGGACAATCTCGGCCAGGCCGATGACCTGCAAATCGAGTTGCAGGATATCGAACGCCAATGGATCAAAGATTCTTTCCCGGCCAAAGGTTCGGTCACAATCGATGCGGCAATTTTACCGTTGCATTTCCCTTGGCCTGGTGCGGTGCAACGGCTGGATTGCGGCACCTTCCAAATCGATGCGATATCGCATAAGGGTCCGCCGAATACCGTTTCGATTAAAGGCAACTCGATCCCGATCAGCGTCACGGCCAAAGGCGAAAATAAGGTGCGCGCTTGGGAAGGCAAAACGTTGCGCCAAATTGCCGAGGATATCTCGGGTGCCAACGAGCTCGAAATTAATTGGGATACCCAAGAGAACCCGAGATTCAAGAGGATCGATCAGAACGACCAAACCGACCTCGAGTTTTTAGATGCTCAATGCAAAGAGGCCGGGCTGATCATAAAAATCAAACGCAACCAGATAAAGATTTTTGCCGAGGCCGAGTACGAACAGCGGCCGCCGGCGTTTACCTTGCGGTACGGATCCGACGAAATCTTGGGTTGGAGTTTCGACACTAAGACGGCCGACACGGCCAAAGAATCCGAGGTCGAATTTTTGGATCCGGAAACCGGCAAGCTAACCAAAGCCAAGGCGGTCGACAATGATCCCAAACTCAAAAACGCGCGCAAGATTCGCTCTTACGATAACCCGAAAAGTGATCCGGACCTTTTGCCGGATCCGCGGGCGCCTTTTGTTTCGCCTGGCACGCTCGCCGATCCGCCACCTTTGGCCGATGCGGATTATTACGATAATCGGCCCGATAAGAACGCCGGCAAAGGCGCCGGCCTGCAAGCCAAGGGCACCAAGAAAGCTAAGGCGGCTTTGCGCGAAGCTAACAAACACCGGGATACCGCACAATTTGAGGTGATCGGAAACCCGGCGGCTGAAAGCGGTTTAACGGTCGCGCTCGAGAATTGGGGCGCCTTTGATGGGATTTACTTTTTGGAAAAGGTGACCCACAAAACCCCGCCTTACCTAAGCAGTTATTCATTGCACCGGGAGCTTGCCAGCAAAGGCTATTAATCTTTTATGCAACTTTCCGATCGAAAGCGCCGCGATTCTGATGGCCTGGTCAAAAACTTGAACCGAGTCGGCCGCGTAGTTGAGCGCAAGAAAGATAAGACCGGGGTTTATGTTCGCGTGATTTGTCCCGATCGCCAAAACCTGATTACCAAATGGTTGCCTGTCGCTCAACCTGGCGCCGGTGGGATGCGGACGGTTTCATGTTTTCGGATTGGCCAAGAGGTGCTCATTAATCATTTGGGCAATTCGATCGAGGACGGGGTTGTCACGGCCGCCATTTACACGCCGACCAATCCGCCGCCGGATGGCATCACCGTTGATCAAGTTGGGATCCAAATTGATGATGGTTCTTTTGTGATTGTGGATCCGGCAACCGGTGACCTCCTAGTTGATTTCAAAGGACCGGTGAACATTAAGACCATGGGGCCGGCGAATATCGAGGCCGAGGGCCCGGTCACGGTGAAGAGTGCCGCCGATGTTAGGTTAGAATCGGCCGGCGATATTACCTTACGGGCCGGCGGCGAAATCCTTTTGGAAACCGGCGGCGGCGGCCCGCGGATCCGGATTCTGGCAAACGGCGACATGCTGCAACTCGATGGCGAACACGAGGACCGAATCGGAAAGCACGACGCATAACATGGGCACGGTCGGCATATTTGGGAGTTTCCTTTTCGGCAGAGTGCTTGGGCGCTTTCAGACATTTTATGAAGTGACCCGGAGCGAGGCCGGCCGTTACGAGGATCACGGGGTTTGGTTAAACAAACCGCGCACCGAATACGGTGGGCCGGAGTTGATCAAACTTGATATAAAAATGTGTTTGGACGCGAATGCCTGCGGCGATCCGCGACCGATCATTTCGCAACTGCAATTTTATGAGCGCAACGCTTTGGCCGCGACTTTGCTTTTAGCCGGCAAACCCATGGGCCCGCGAGCAAGCATGTTCGTTTTGCGATCGCTCGACGAAGCGCAAACCCAATGGTTTAAAGACGGGACACCGTTGCGAGTCGAGCTCGATCTTTCCTTTACGGAGTACGAACCGCTTTTAATGAGGGGATAAAATGCCAGATATCAATTTTATCGATCCCAACGGCCAACCCTACCCCTACACGATGGCCGACCTGGCGGTGATTGATTTCGGCGCCGCCGGCGAGCTCGAAATACTGCAAAATGTTTATCGGCTGATGTTGACCCCGAAATTCTCTGTTCCGCTCGAGCGCCTGATGGGCTTTGAATCCAACGTAATCGACGCACCGATTGACCAGGCGCCCGAACTCTTGGTAGCCGAGATTTTAGAGGTGATCCATTTTTGGGAAAACCGAGTTGAGATTCTCGATGTGAGTTTTGCCGGCGATGCCGAAAACGGCCGCCTGGTGCCAAGTATCAAGCTCGGGATCCGCAACGTGATCTATGGCACCCGGACCCCTTATTCATCGCAACCGAGCTATTCCTACTGATGAGCAACGGGCCCATATATCAGCCTACCTACCCGCCGAGCCTGGCGCACGTGCCCGATGTCGAGTTCGCGGTGAAAGATCCCGCGCTCATCAAGGCCGAGGCGATCGCCGATTATCAAACGGCGTATTTGGCCTTAACTAACATTGCCAAGACCCTCGCGCCGGCCGATCCGATCCGAATGCTGATTTTGACCGTTTGCCAATTGATCGTGCAATTGCGCGTTTTGATCGATCAGGGGTGCAAAATGAATTTGCTCAAGTATTCGGTCGGCGATTTCTTAACCGAGTTGGCCGCGCTCTACGGGCCGCGGGCCGATCGGGTGCCGGCGCAAGCCGCAAAGACCACGCTCGAATTCACCTTAACCGCGACCATGACGGTTGATACGGTGATCACGCCAGGCGCCCAAGCCTCGACAATTAACGAACTGGTTTTTGAGACAACTGAAACGATTATCATTCCAGCGGGAGAGCAAAGCGGTTCGAGCCCGGCGGAATGCTTGACCATTGGCCGAGTTGGTAACGGCTACGTCCCGGGCCAGGTTTCGGCCCTGGTCAACTGGAATCAACCTTTCGGCGTCAATGTTAGGAATATCTCTGAAACCGCTGGCGGCGCTGACGATGAGGCCGACGATCGCTATCGATATCGAACGTGGCTAACGCCCGAAAGCTTTTCGACCTGCGGGCCCGAGGATGCTTATCGCTATTGGGCTTTGCGGGCACACCCGGACATTATCCAATGTGTGGTGTATTCGGCGCCCGCGATCGCCGGCGAGGCGCATCTTTATCCGCTCTTGCGCGGTGGCCAAATCCCGCCGCCGGAAGTTTTGGCCGCGGTCTTAGCGGCTTGCAATCCGCGCGACAAGCGGCCGGTGGCCGATTACGTGAGCGTGTTCACGCCTCAAGAGGTTCTTTATCCGATCGGGTTGGATTGGTGGGCCTTGCGGGAAAACGAAATCGTGATCGCCGAAATTCAGCAAAAGGTTGACCAGGCGGTTGACGATTGGATTCTATGGGAACGCGGCGCGATCGGCGCCGACATTATTCCCGATGAATTGGTGCGGCGCGTGATCCAGGCCGGTGCGAAACGAGTTGCCGGGACCGGTTCGGCGCCCGGGGCTTTCGTGCCGGTGATCCCGGCTTATCAAGACCTTGCCTACAATCAGTTGGCCGTAAATGATCCGGACCAAAAAGTCGTGACGTTCCGCGGATTTGAGGATCCCTAAAAAAATGAGCGTGCCAATCAGAGAAAGCCGGTTAATTGATGCGTGCCCGCCATCGATCGCGGATGACGTTAATGTCCAGGCGGTTTGCGAAGCGCTCGACCGGCAATTTCGAGAACTAATCGATGACATTTCCCAAACGATAATTTTGCCGGCGATCGATCAAATCACCGATCACAAGCTTTTGGATTTGTTGGCCTGGCAATTCCATGTCGATTTCTATGACGCGGCCGCACCCGTAGCACTAAAGCAACTGGTGATTAAAGCGAGCCTAGATTGGCACACCCGCAAAGGCACGGTGCAATTGATTCAAGATGTTTGCGATCAGTTTTTCCCGCCCAGCTCGGCCGTTGTGCAGGAATGGTTTGAATATAAAACCAACCCGGTTCCGCCAAACTATCCAATCGACGATCCTGGCGGCGCCGGCACTTGGCACGATCGCTATCGGTTCCGGATTATTATTGACCAAGACGTAGTTAATCCCGAGGCCGAGCAACGGGTTGCGCAAATTGTCCAAGCTTACAAACCGCTAACGCGATGGTCCGAGGGAATCATCCGAGCGCGCCGAAGTGATCTAGAAATTTGGTGGGGCGCGGCAAGTTTAACCTGGAAATATGTCACGAGCGAGGCGCCGCCGCCGCCTTGGAATTTATGAGCATTAACCGCCAAGAATTTACGAACGCCGGCCGCGACATGTTAGGCCGAGCCAATGCCGGCGAGAACCTGACGATTACCGGCGTGGTCATCGGGAGTGGTCGGGCGAACGCGCCGGCCGACCTTTGGCCGAGGACCGAGCTCTTTAGTCCCGAAATGAATATCGGGATCATTCAGCAAGTCGACCAGGGTGACGGAATTTTGTTAGTTGATGCGGCCTTTAATTCGAGCCAGGCGCCGAACGCTTTCGAGCTGTGCGAGCTCGGGGTTATGGCTCATATCGGGGCCGAGCCCGACCGGCTCTATTCGGTGGCCAACGTCTTGGCGACGGGTGCGGATAATGTCGACCCGGCGGTGGAATCCATTCACGCTTTCAAGGTCAAAGTGGTGATCGATCGGGCGCCCAATGTCACGGTGGTTATTGGCACAAGTGGCGATATCCTGGTTGAGAATATCGGTGCTGAAACCGTGGGGCCTGGCTGGTTTAGAGAAAAGATTGGGAACACCCTCAGGTTCAAACGAGCTGTAGCCGGTTTCGGGATTGAACTAACGGAGAACCCGCTTGATCCATTTTCGGTTGAAATCGCCCAAAGAGTTTTGGCAATTGATCTCGATTTATATGTGGCGCTCGGCAATCTCGATGTATTCCCTAACTTTTCCAGTATTCCAAATGCCCTCGATTATTTAACACCAATCAGTATTCCACCGGAACGAACTGCCACTATTCATGTTGATTCCGGCGTTTATCTTTCTGCTAGTCCCATCACAATTACTCATCCGAACAGTGATCGAATCCAAATCATCGGGACACTTGGCACAACGCGCGCGGTCGCTTCGGTTACTAACCCTAGCGGCGGCGTCATTAGATTAACTGGTGCCGCGGGCGCTTTCGATGGATTAGCGGTTGGCGATTTTATCGGGGTACAACTTAGCCTTGTCACCGCCAATGCGCAAGGTGCCACGGCTAGCGGTGTTTGGCAGATTACTGCTCGGCCAAGTAATACCGAACTTGAATATGCAACCGGTCGCGCCGGTTGGTTGGCTTTCACCGGAGTAACCGGAAATGTTTTCCCGCTCACAAGCGTTTTAACATTCGGCCCAGGGATTCGCGGCATTTCAATTCGCGGCAATGGTCTATTGTTACTAGCCAATTTTGCGGTGGTCGGGACCGCAAGCGGCACAACCATCATTAACGGAATAAATAATAGCGTCGGCGTCGCTCAATTTCGTCAAGTCGGCGTTTCTGCATGGACCGATCCGAGCAATGTTAGTCAAGGATTCATCAATAGCGGCTCTGGTTATTTGCGGCTAGATAATTGTTACAGTAGTCGGAATTCGGATGGCGCGTATTTTTTGGCTGATGGCGAGATAGTCAATTCATTTATTAATATCAATTTGCGGCGCGGTTTGTGGCTTCTCGGTTCTGCTTTGGTCATTAGTTCAACCCGAACTTGTGGAAACGCTGGCGCTGGTCTTTTCCTTACCTCGGGCGCTTCCTTGACTTTTTCCGGAACCGAAAGTTTCTACAATGCCCAAGGTGGCATTTCTCAAAATGCTTCCCATGCGAGTTTCTATGGTGACCAATCATTCATTAGCGTAAATACACCGGTTCAAGATGTTTTTTTAAACATCCTTTCGTCATTACAAAATTCCGGAGCGCCACCGTTGTCTTATGTAACTACTAATACGCCAGCCAATGCGGCGGCAGTTAGCGCAGATGGTTGTCTCTTCCGGCCGGGCGGTGCACTTGAAGAAGAAGAAGGAGCCGAAACTTTACCGGAAATCTGATCATGCAAGCTAATCGCCAAAATACCCGCCAACTGGCCGCCGGCGCTTCCGAAATAATGGAATGGTTTACGCAAGGGGCCGAGTGGTCGATTCTCAATTACGGCCCGGGCACCCTCTGGTTTAGCTACACGCCCGGGGTTGATGCGGCACCCGGTGAGGTGCAAGCAACCAAGCTCGAGGCCGGCTATTCATTCACCGATAGCGCGAGCGCGCCGCGGGCTTTGCAACTCTCTTTAATGGCCGAGGGCACCGGCTTGACCTATTGCTTGAACACCAATCAACGTTACGGTGCCGGCACATTGCCGCCAGGCGGTGGGATTGGTGAGGCGCCTGAAGATGGCGAGCTCTACGGCCGACGTAGTGCGGCCTGGGATCGCGTTCCGCCTGGTATTCCCGAGGCGCCGGGAACGGGGCCGAGCGCTACACTAACGCACGGCCGGCGCGGCGGTGATGAGGCTTGGGTGGCGGTTGTCAATAAGTCCGGGGATAGCATGACCGGCAACCTGGTAATGGATAGTGCTCATGTACTGCTTGATAACGGGCGGGTTGAGGTGGTTCGGCCGGCCGGCCCGGCGAACTTCTATAATCAGCAACATCTTCTTTTGATACATGCTGCCAAGGGTATGAATCAAAGTCCGACCCCGGGCACCGTCGCAATTGTGTTCATGAACAATAACGAGGTGCAAAACGGTGGATTTCATATCGGCAAAATTGCTTTAAACGATTTCGCGGACGAATTAATGTTCCAAGCCGGCACGAGCGAAACCCCAATCGATATCCGGGCGCGTAACCTTACTTTGGATGCTGGCGGACCAAGTTCCCCTCTTCACGCGACCACTAAATTTTACGTTGACGCCTTAGCGGCCGCCGGGCCGATTCAAACAATTCCAGTGACCGGCGCCGGCTGGTCGGCGGCGCAAACCTTGAACTATCGGCTTTTACACGGTGGCGCCGTCCTACAAATTACCGGATTCCTTAACCGAATGACTGCCATTCCCCCGGGCGTTGCGGGACAAGTTAACTTGTGCCAATTCCCGCCTGGGTTTCGGCCCGTCATCGGGAATCAAATCCAAATTTGTGCGGCTGTTGCCGGTGTTGGTGTGGATTCGGCGCCTGAGCAAGTTATCGAGTACGGTTTTTTGTCACTTGATGTAACCGGCAGTTTGAGTTTTTACGGGCACGCACCGCTTGACTCGGCGGCAACACCGCCGCTCCAAGGAACGATGGGAGTTTATATTTCAAATATTTTTGGTTTAACAATGGGCGGCACCGGCTTGGAACGGTTGCTATAAATTCGATGCAAGCGCACCGGCAAAACACGCGGCAACTGGCCGCCTTAGAAAGTGAAACCCTCGAGTGGTTTACGCGCGGTGCTCAATGGTCAATTGTCAATTACGGGCCGAGCACCCTATGGTTTAACTATTCGGGCGGGCACGCCTCGCCTGGCGCCCATGATTCGACCAAGCTCGAACGCGGCTTTTCCTTTACCGATAGCGAGAGCGCGCCGCGTTCTATGGAAATCTCGCTGGTGGCCGAGGGCCCGTTGACCTACGTCCTAGACACTAATCAGCGGATCGGAGCCGCCGGGATCGGCGAGGCACCCATTGATGGCCAGGTTTATGGCCGGCGCGATGGCGCTTGGATCCGTGGCGCGGGGCCGGCGCAAGGTTTTCAAGCGGCCACCGGCTGGTTTAGTTGGCAAGTCGGCTATCGCACCTTGCACTTTGGGGATCAATTAGAAGTGATTGGAGAAATGCGCCGGATAACCGGCGATCCTGTTAATCCAGGGGCGACACCAGTTTTAATGGGTACATTCCCGGTTGGCTATCGGCCCGTCACTGCTCTTCAATATCGCCTTTCGACCGGCTCGGCTGGCGGATCGGGCCAATTTCACGCCGTCGGTTTAGTTTTGCAAAACACCGGCACGTTGAGCGTATTCGTGCCGACCGCGACGCTGGTTTTTTATCTAAATGAGATTTTCGATTTAACCTTACCTCTTTGATTTATGCCATTCGGTTCGAAAGTCACAGAGTTTGGGCCTGGCGCCGGTTTCGGGTTTCATGCGCCGGCCGATCGGCGGATTACGACCGAAGAACAAACCGCGGCGGAAACCGAAATTCGAACCGAGCTCGGCACCGCGGAAATTCCGGACTGGTTACTATGAAAACGACTAAAGGCGGTTTCGTTGGATTTGTGCAAACCGAACCGGCGATAGCTTTGGACGCGGCCCGGCTCGAAAACCTGGCCGGCACCGTGAGCCTACTGGTGAAACAAGTGCGCGAACTTCAAAACCAATTGGCCGAGCTCAAGGCCCGGCAAGTGAAAGACAAAACCCTATGGACGCGAATGCTGGACCGGCTCAAGGAAAGCGTAACGGCCCCGGAGGACTCCTAGTCACGCTATTGCAGGGTGAGAACGGGCAAAAGCTCTTGATGGCCTTAGTGGTCTTGGCCGGCGGCGGCAACCTTTGGCAAGGGCATCAGGCCGAAGTCGAGACGCGGGAGGATTTCGCCCGAGCGATTAGTGAAATACATGCTATCGCGAACGGCTATCAAACAGCATTAGAAACGCAAAAAAAATTAGATACGCAAGTCAAGACAGCTTTAGCGAACCAACAAATCATGCTGGATTCAATCAAGAAGTTAGAACAACAAGCCCAGAAAAACCCCTAGAAAATGGACATCAAAGGAATCGTTGAGACAGTTGACCAATTACCTGACCACGCCCAAATCGGTGATGTTTATGCCGTCCGTTCGGAAGGATTTTATTACGTTTACCAGGCCAAATGGGTACTGGTACGTAAACTGATCGATCAAGGCGGCGAGGTGGCGCCGCCGATTAGTTTGCCTGACGGCCACACCGACCAAGACGTTGAGATTGCGCCGCCAATTAGTTTGCCGGATCCCGAGAGCCCGACTTATCCGATGGAACCGCCGAGTGCTGGCGTGCCTGTGCAACCGCTACCAGGCGAGCCCGAGGCGCCGGCGCAACCCTTACCTGATGAGCCAATCACCGAGGAACAGAAACGCAAACTGGGCCTTGGCCATCTTATTCGGCGCCGGCGACAACGGCGCAAGAGTAAGCCTAACATCCTGGTGATCATGTCTGACGATGTGGGCATTTCGAACTTGAGTTGTTACACGCACGGCATTCAAGGATTTCGCACCGCTAACATTGATCGGATCGCGGCCGAGGGGGCCATCTTTACCGACGCTTATGGGCAGAACAGTTGTACCGCCGGCCGCTCGGCCTTCATTCTAGGGCAATGTCCGTTTCGAACTGGTTTGACCGCGGTGGGAATGCCCGGGAGCGAACATGGGATTCCGGACTGGACCCCGACACTGGCCGATCTACTCAAAGAGGAAGGTTATCGCACCGGGCAATTCGGCAAGAATCATTTGGGCGATTGGAATAAGCATTTACCGACCGTGCACGGGTTCGACGAATTTTACGGCAACTTGTATCACTTGAACACGAGTGAGGAACCCGAGGGGGAATTCTATCCCAAAGACCCGGCCTTTCTTGCATCCTACGGCCCGCGCGGGGTGTTGGATTGCCAGGCGACGGATCGGCCGCCGCCAGACATTCGCGAGGATCCGCGATTCGGCCCGCAAGGCAATCAGCGAATTAAAGATACCGGGCCGCTAACCCGAGCTCGGATGCCCGATTATGATGACAAAGAGATTGCGCCGCGGGCCGAGAGTTTCATTAAAGAGGCCGCGCGTGCGAAAGAGCCGTTCTTTTGTTGGGTTTGCCCGAGCCGATGCCATGTCTGGACCCGGCTGAAAAAAGAGAGTGAAGGAGTCACCGGGATCGGGCTCTTTGGTGATGCGATCTTAGAGCATGACAAGTTTGTCGGCCGGTTGCTCGAGTTATTGGACAAACTCAAAATTGCCGATGACACGATTGTCATTTGGACAACCGACAACGGCGCCGAGCACGCGAGTTGGCCTGATGGCGGCAATACCCCTTTTCACGGCGAGAAAGGCACGACATTTGAGGGCGGTTTCCGCGTGCCGTTCGTGATGCGTTGGCCTGGCGTGATCGAGCCCGGCACTTGGGAAAACGCCATTTTCTCTTTTGAGGATATTGTTCCGACCTTGATGGCCTCGGCCGGCAATCCCAACGTTGTCGCCGAACTCAAGACCGGCCGCAAATCGCGCCGGCTACGCGATAAGACCTGGAAGGTGCATTTAGACGGGTTCGACTTTATGCCCTATTTCTTGGGCGAAGTTGACCGAGCGCCGCGGGAATATTTCCTCTATTTCGGCCAAAGCGGCCAACTGAACGCCGTGCGCTGGAACGATTGGAAAGTGTCTTTTGCGCATATGGTTGGCAACATTTTCGACGCATTGCGCGAGGTGCCGGCTAATCCGACGATCAACCATTTACGGAGTGATCCCTATGAGGTGATGCACTTGGAAGCCGGGCAATACATGAAGTTTTACGGCGATCAACTCTGGCTCTTTGTGCCGGTGGGCCAATCGATTGCCGAATTTGTCCAATCGTTGGCCGATTGGCCGAAGCAATTAGGGCCACTAGCCGGGCCGGCGGATCTGAATTATGCGACCTCGGGGCTAGCGAATTTGGTGCTTGAATTTAAAGAACCGCGTCGGCTCTTTCACAATTTCCGTGACTAAACAAATCGTCTTTGCTGGGTTGCTGATTCACTTCGTTATTTGGATGATCCTTTTAGCGATTCGGTTGGTGGATCTTGATTGATCCTCCTTTCACATTCCGCGCCGACTCTAGCGAAAGCATTGGGCAATGAGTGATAGCGTTGCACCAATGCTTTGCTTGGCATTTCATGCACGCACCAGATTTTTTCGATCTCATCAAAGGCGATGCAATAGCCGCTTTGATTAGTCCCTTTAATTCCGAATATTGGTTTACTCATACCAGGCGGGCGGTTTCACGCCAGGCGGTTGACGGGCGTTCCGTGCATAACAACGGGCGAATCGGCCAACAGCCAATTGTTGCGCGCGAGTTGTTCTAGGTAGCAATTCACGCGATAAACCGTGTTGTTTAAAAGCCGGTTGGAATGGCCTTTTAGCCAATCGTGCCGGGCCCGTAAATAGTCACGGATCCAGATTTTTTCGTTACCGCCTTTGTTCGGCCGCGGTTCCCTGAAACTGTTCAAAAGTTTGGGCAACATCGAGCCCGAATGCAAAAAGCTATCGCCAATCGTTAGATGAGAAAGCGGCAAAGTGAAACCGTTGGCGGCCGCCCAAACAAACGCCGGCTCTAAGTAAAATTCGTCAAAGCATTCGGTTTGGGCCTGGCGCATCACCGGTTCTTTGCCGGCATCTTTCAAGAGAGCAGTAAACTTTGAATCGCCGGCTCGGCTTGGCTGGTTTTTAGAGCCCAAGCTCGGCAAGTAAGTTGCGAATGCGCCGGCCAAAGCGCCGCCTTTGACGATGTAGCGCTCGAGCACTCTTTTCAGATTCCCGCCGCCTTCAGTGAAACCGATTGAAAGCGTGATCTGTTTGCGCGCCGGGCTGAAACGGTTGTCGTCAGCGTAAATGTAGACGGCGCTCGGATCCCATTCGGGTTTGCCCGTTTCGGCCACCGAAAGAATTCGGCGAATAAAGCCAATCGTTTGCGAATTAAAGGGAGTGCTCATGGGATCCAACCATACAACATTGCGTAATCAAAAAACGCGCACCGGCCAATGATCGTTTTCCAAGTTGGCCCTACACCGAATAACCAATCCGGATCGGAAAGCTCCAATAAACGACTGTAAATTTTATTCTCGGCGATGTTCGCGTATCGAAATATCATAAGGCTTTAGCATATAAATGCTTTTAATTGCTACACAAGGCCGGGCCATGGTTTCAAGCCAAAATTCGGCTCGGCCAGTACACTAAAAGTACACTGGATTTTGAGGCTCATCGCAAAGCGTTGAAAAATCAAGCACTTACCAAAGATGACTCGCGCCCTTTGGAGGCGCTTTTGAAGGTTCGAATCCTTCCGCGGTAGTTCCCTCGAGAATGGCTCTAGTTGAGGATTCAAGGGCGATTGTCTATTTACTGATTTATTAAACTAAAGGGGAACGAAAAACCCCTAAAGAACCGAAAAACCCCGCCGAAGTATACTAAGTAAACCTGAACAACTCCCAAGTATACAAAATGAACAGAGACGAACTCGAACACATTCTTGACCCGCAAACCTTTAATCCTTTTGTGCTGACGACCAAAGATGGCTTTGCCATCGCCGTCGATGACCCTCGCAATACGCTCTTGGGGCTCGGCATGGTCGTCATAAAGCATGCCGGCCGATTATATCAAATCCCCTTTGGCGCAATCGCTCACCTTAGCGAAAAGGGAGAACAACTCGGATGAAAGCAAACTTCTGCGAACAACATGGCAAGTGGCGGCTTATTTTACCCGCTTCACTCACCGGAACCGGCAAACGGGCAATGCGGTTTTTCGACACTAAAGAGCAAGCCGAGGCCGAGGCCCGGCGGATCCGAAAGGATGGCACGCTCAAAAAGTTAGAAGTGACCGACGATGACCTAGCGCTTTTACAACTGATCAAGGCCAAATACAAAGGCAACCCGCACCAGATTTTCGAAGCTTTTGATCATCATGAAAAAACCGTGCTCTCGATCGCCAAGCCGGCAACACTGTTAGAGGCCTGCGATGCCTACATGAAGCACCAGGAGCACGAGGGGCGCAACCCGCGGACCATTTACAAGTATCGGTCAACCTTGCGCCGCCTTTGCCATGATGTAGGGCCGAAACTTCCAATGGCTCAATTGACTGAGGACAAGATCAACCTTTATTTGAAGCGGTTCGGGCCCGGGACTACGCGACTGAGTCAATATCGCAACATCCACGCCTTTGTGACCTGGGCCTTTCAAGAGCGCTATCTCGGCGCCGATCCCATGGCCAGGATGAAACCAACGGACAAGTGGGGCGTCAACAACGATCATTTGGAAGTGGAAGAGTTTCGGCGAATTCTCTTTGTGATTGCCGGCCTCGAGCCGATCAAGCCGGCCGAGCCGGTGACCGATCGCTATTTGCGCCTTTTGCCGTTCTATGTGCTCGGCGGTCTGGCCGGCCTGCGGCGGTGCGAAATCATTTCCTCATATGCTAGCGACCCGGTGATTGAATGGGCCGATATCCTTTGGACGCGCAACTTGATCCGCATTCGCCACGAGGTCGGCAAACAGACCGGGGCAACCGATCAATCGCGATGGGTGCCGCTCGAGCCCGCGGCGGCCGAATGGTTGCGCCTGGTGCCGATCAAGACCACGCCGGTAATGGAAATCTCGCAATCGACATTGCAACGGCTGAATAAGGAATTGCTCAATGCACTTGGCCTCGACGTGCCCGACAATGCTTTGCGCAACTCTTACGCGAGTTTTGCGGCCTCGATCCGGACGGCCGGCGAAGTGGCCGACGCGATGGGCGATAATGAAAGCACCATGAAACGCTTTTACATGAAGCGGCTCGAGCCCGGCCTCGGGGCGGCCTGGTTTGGGATCCGGCCGACGATGGGCACAAAAATCATTCAAATGCCGGCACCGGCGGCCGCCTAAAATATACATGAAAAATAAATGTATAAAGATTGCCTGTGAGTCAATTCTGGCGCGTTTCAAGTAAAAGACGATGAATCTACTTGCCGGGCGGTCAAGTGCGCCAAATCGCCTCCTAGAGCGTTTAAAGGCCATGCGAAAATGGCCTTTTTTTCTCGAAATTATAAGCAATATAAGTCGCTCATTTGGATCGATTTCGAAGGAAGGCGGCGAGCTCTAAGGCGTGTTCAGCATTTGGTTTTTTGCGGCCGGCAATCCAATGGCTCACCACATCCTGGTTGACTCGCAAGGCCTCGGCGAGCTCTTTTTGGCGGCCGTGTTTTTTATTTGTCCATTCGGCGAGCTCGGCAATTAACTTTTCGAGCTCAGTCATTTTTTCACGACGTGTCGGCGCTTGGGCTTTTTAGGTTTGGCCGCCGGCGTTTTCTTTCTTACGAAATCCAATGGGAGCTCTGGCTCTTCACCCGCCTCAATCATGGCAAACCATTTTTCTAGGCAATGCCGAAAAAAATGTGATGGACCGGTGAAAGCGTGGGGCTCGATTTGAGCCCGAAACTTTTGGGCCTCGGTCGGGGTAGCGCGGCAAGTTGGCAGATTGACGGAACGTTTTTCGTGAGTCACCCGCTTATTACTAAATGCCGTTGTTTTCTTGGCCATGCTTAAAATGCCGTTAAATGCTACACGTTAAAGATGCACTAAAATCATGCAAATTGCGAATAAAAGCATTGCCAAGAATTGTTTTCAATTTTGAGAGAAATTGTCTTGCCTCATGTAACGGATTTTGCCACACGTGGCGGTTGCCACACGAAAACACAAGAACGTTGAAATGGAGTTCGGTGTTCATGAAAAATCAAAGTCATTTTTTTTTGCCGCGACCGCCACCAAAGATCATTCTCGAATCTAAAATAAGGAACCGGCCAGAAATGCCTTTCTGACCGGTTCTGTGGGCCTCGAGGGCCTCTTAACGTTTCGCAACGTCGTCTCGTTTTAACGCAAGATTCGCGTTTTAAGCAAGTCCTATTGCCGTCGCCCGATGAATTTATCGGGTGAAACCCTGATGTTTTTGGCTTCCCTTTCGGTTTGTTTATGGATTCTGCCGGCGATCCGCTTTTGCCCTTGGCAAGCGATGAGGCTAAACGCTTGGCCTCACTCTTGATCGGCACCGACGAAGAGATCGCTCTCAAAATTGCGCAAAAAGCTTTGGAAACGCACGGCCTTTCGTTAAGCCCGGCCAGGGTGGCCGCGATCTTGCATATCAGTCCGAACGCAGCAAAAAAGCGAATTGCCAAAATTGCCAAGAAAAGTCGTCAATAAATTTTTTTAGGCCCCATTCGGTGGGGCGTTGCGGGCCCCATGTTAGGCCCCATTCGGGCTCTTGGAAAAATCGGCTTTAAAAGGCGTGCTAAAACTTCTCGCACTTTAAGGCAACCCCATGAGCTCAACCTTACTTTCTCCGCTCGATGGCCGAGCGTCCCTTGATACGGCAGAGGTGGCCGAGGTGACTGGCTACACTCAAAAGACGATCCGCAAATATGCTCGATTAGGATTGATTCCCGGCGCCTATCAACCTTTCGGCAAACGTGGCGGTTGGCGATTTAAGCGGGCGCCATTCCAAAAATGGTGGGAAAAGATGGGCAAATAGGAAAAGCGCCGCGCTCGATCTCCGTTGATTTTCGCGGGGTGGCGACCGCCGAAATCGAGCTTACCGCAGAACAGCAACAATTGTTGCGTGATGTGGTGGCCAAGTTTCGGCGCGGGCCCCAAGGGCCGGCGGCCTCGACGTTCATTCTAGGCGAGGTCTTTATGCATTACGGCTCGAGCCCGAACGGCAAACCCTGGCCGCGCTTGCGCTTTTATTGTGCGCCGCGGGCGCTCGGGATCCTGATCAATCGAACCATTCGACGCTTTTTCGAACGGCAAAAAGATGAACCCGCATAGTTGCTTATCATTGGCGATTTTTTGTTGGCTGGTCGGCATTTGGTTAATGCTGCGCTTTTTCAGATTCACCAAATGACTATTCTCCCAGAACATATCATTTCGAAAATTGCCGATCCCGCCGAACGCGCACGCTTGGGCGGGACCGCGGCCGAGGCTAGCGCGAAAGCAGCTCGGCGCCAAGAGCTCAAGGAACAAGCGATTTTTGACGCTCTACTCCGTTTTAAAAGAGAGCAAAACATTTTGACTTTTACGCACCCGCGGCCGGATCGAGCCACTACCATTCAAGTCGGCCATGTCGATTTTATGATCCGAGCCAGGGGCCGGTGTTTATCGCTTGAATTCAAGGCGCCTGGCGGCCGGCTAACCGAATCTCAAGAGCAATTTATTCAGGCCGAATGGGCGGCCGGCAATCCCGCCGGCGTGGTTTATAACGCCGCGGAAGGCCACCAGATTCTAACCCTATGGCTTAATCAGGAAACGCTACCTGAAAAATTTCACCAATGAAACTAACCAAAATGAGCAAACCAACCCCAGAAAAGTTAATTGAACAACTAACCGAAAATACCCGGACGCTGCTCCAAGATCATTGGAGCAAAGCGGCCGCGGTTTTTGCTAATACCACGGTGAAAATCACCATGACGCATTCCGTCGATTTTGAACCGGCCGATTGTGTCACCAAAAGCGCGATCGCCTTTGGTGCGCGTATCAAGGATTCGGTCGAGGTCACGATACCCGATGGCGATTCAATGTTGCCGATGGGGCCGATCGCGCAACGACCGAAACGCGGCCACAAACCCAAGGAAGTATGAACCCGCAAGACCTTTTGAATTTTATGCTTTTGGGTGCGGCCATTCTGTTTCTCTTGGCCGCCGCGGCCACGGTTTATGCGCTCGCCTTAGCATTTAGCCTGTACACCCATTGGGCGCGCCACCAACGGCCGCCAGAAGTGGCCCGCGACCATGATGGCCGGCCGATTAAAGAAAGAATTTGAAACATGGAAACTCTAACTAACCAACCTAAACTTGACGGACTCTTAGCCACCGTGACGACCGGCAAAATTCGGCGGATGATTTACCTCGCTATTTACGGGATCGACGGAGTAGGCAAAACCACCTTTGGCGCCGCCGCCTCGAACCCGATTTTTATCGGGACCGAAACCGGTACCCTGCAAAAAGAAGTGGCCCGATTCCCGCGGCCGGAAACGCTCAACGATGTCCTCGGGCAACTCGACACGGTTTTACAGGAAAAGCACGATTATCATACCGTGGTCGTTGATTCGATCGATTGGCTCGAGCCTTTGGTTTGGCGGCAAGCTTGTGCGGAGGTCAGCGTTAACTCAATCGAGGAATATATGGGCGGGTTCGGCAAAGGTTATATTCGGGCCGCGGAAATCTGGCGCACCTATTTGATTCCGCGCTTTGATGCGATCGCCGATCGGTTCCATATGATTTTAATCGGTCACGCCCAAGTGAAAACTTTTCAGGATCCAAACCAGGCGAGCGGTTACGATCGCTACCAGCTCAAGGTTAATGAACGAGTCGCCGGCTTGGTTCGGGAAGCGGTTGATGCGGTACTTTTCGCCACCTTTAAAATCGATCTGATTCGGGCCAAACAACCAAAGGCCAACCGCGCTTTGACCGATGGTACGCGCGTCATTTATACGGAAAACCGGCCGTCTTTTGACGCCAAAAACCGGTTCGATTTCCCTTTTGAAATGCCGTTGGATTTCCCAACGGTGCGCCAGGCGGTACTCAAATTTTACGATTCCAAAAACGAAACCTTAACCACCACCACCTAACACCTATGGACGAAGGCTATACTTACCAAGAACCGGTCAAACCAGTATTCGGGCCGATCCCGGCCGGCGATTATGATTTCGCGGTCACGAGCGTCAATCCGATCTATCGGAGCAAACCGAATAATAACCTGGTTTTGCCGGTGGTGTTGGCGGTGGGCCCCGACAAAACCCCGGTTTATGATAATCCGAGCGCCGGCGTCGGCAAAAATGGGCCTTACGACAATATTGCCGGTTTCCTCAAAGCGATCGGCAAAAATCCCAAGCCCGGTGAACGACCGAACTTGAGCGCGACTAACCTGGTCGGGGCCCGCGGCGCGGCGCGAATAAAAATCGAAATCGCGCAAGAGGGCAAACTGGCCGGCCAAGAAGTTAATAAGGTGCACTATTACCTTTGGGAAGATAACAAAAAAGCCGGCGACCCGTTACCGCCAGATGTGCCGCGATCGCGGCCGGGCGACGGCAAAGCGATTATTCCGCCGCCGCCGGCGGCTCGAGGCGAACCGCGCGACATTCCTTTCTGATTTTATGCCAAGCCTAACAAAAAGTTTGAATAAAGCGGATCTAGTAATCAACGGCGTCAAATATGCCGTTCGTTATATTCCGGAAAGTCAACAATGGGGTGTTTGGCGTTCGCTTGGCGGGCGCCATCGGTTGCCGGATTTATGGGATTCAATGGGCGATGCAGTGTTGGAAGTTCTTGACGATAGCTACCGACGCAAAGACAAAGTGCGCCTTCCATTGAAATGAAAACCCAATACGTGTTCGATATCGAAACGGTGGCCCTTTCGGAAGAGGACGTTCTGGCTTTGATGCCGGAATTTAATCCCGATGAAATAAAGATCGGTAATCGCAAGCCCGAGAATGCCGAGGCCTATATTGAGCAAAAGCGGCTCGAGCATAAGGCCCGTTTCATGGAACGGGCCGCGCTCTCGGCGCTCACCGGTCGGGTGATGGCGCTCGGAATTTACAATCCAACCACCGAGGACAAACTCATTGTGGTCGATGATGAACGGAAACTGATCGAGACATTTTTCCAACGGTTCGAAACGGGCCTCGGCGACCTTACTCAATGGATTGGGTTTCGGATTGCCGATTTCGATATCCCGTTTTTGATGCGCCGAGCTTGGGCGCTGAATATTCCGGTGCCGGCGCGAGCTCTGGTTAAGGGCCGATACCTAACAAATTGGTTTGTCGACCTGGCCGAACTCTGGCGGGCCTCGAGCCGGGATCCGGAACTGATTAGCCTCGACCGGTTAGCCAGGTTTTTAGGCGTCGGCTCGAAAACCAATAGCGGGGCCGCCTTTGCCGCGCTGCTTTACGAAAACCAAGAGGCGGCGATCGAATATCTTTCCAATGACCTGGTGCTGACTTGGAAGATTGCCGAACGCTTGGGCGTGATCCGACCGGCCGAGGCCGAGGCGGCCAGTGGCCCAGATTTGACCGAGCCGGCCGGCGTCGGCCGCGGCGATGGTGCCGAAGAGCCCGAGCTCGAGGCGGCGGTGGCTGCAACGTTTTGGTGACCTTGATGAAAGTGGCACTTTACCAAGTCCGAAGCTTGCGATTTGTGGCCGGCTTTATCGTTGAGGACGGCGTTTGCACTAAAGCGGCGCCGATCCTGAAACGCTTTATCGGTTGGACTTTGTTGGAGTGTCAAAACTCCGTTAAGGCGCATCGATGGCAACTTTACGGGCCGATTTTTCAAAGGAACTAAGTTGGCCTGAGTTTTTATGCTGACCGACCAGGAAAAAAAGATTCTGGCGCTCGCCTTGGATCCGGCCGCGGCCTCGGGCGAAATCCAGAATTGTGCGGTTAAGCTGATTGCCGCCTGGCGCAAACGCAAAGTGGTCATTGAGGATTTCGAGCCCAACGGCCAAGAGCCCGGCATTGAACCGCCCGGGATAGATTACGGCGCGATGATTTGCCCTTTCAAAGCGCATAAGGGCAAACCATTGAGAGATTGCCCGCGATCTTATCTCTCTTGGCTCTTGGGTTGGATGACTGACGCACCCGACAAACGCAAAAAATTCGCCGATCTGATCGAGGCGGTTGAACACGTTTTGAGCAAATGACGCCCGACGAACTCAATCATGTTTATTCGATTCGCGATCTCTGGCACAAATTAGGTTTGCCCGGCGATCCGCCGCGGCCAGGCGGGAAAGTTTGTTCACCATTACGCGACGATAAGCACCCGAGCTTTGCCATTTTCGATGACGGGTTTAAGGCGCGCGATTTTTCGCTCGGGGTTTCCTATTCAGCCATCGATTTTTTTGGCGCGGTTAAAGGGATCCCGCAAGAGCGCCAAGTGGCCGAGTACGCGGCTTGGCTCGGCCAAAACGGGGCCTTGGTCCAAGCCCAAAATTTCCAACCTGGGCCGACCATTGAAGAGCTCGGGGTTTTCAAGGCGCCATCGATCGACGATTGCCGCGCGATCGCCCAAGCTCGGGCGATCGATGCCGGTGCGATTAGCCTGGCCGGCCTCTGGGGCACCATCAAAATTGGGCCGGTGTTCGGTTTTGCTTCTTGGGTTTTGACCGACGCGAAAAAAGTGGTGGCCGAAGCGCGCCGGCTTGATAACCAAAAATATCCGGCCTTTGGCAACTTGGGCGAACGCAAAAGCCACACCTTCAAAGGCTCGAAAAAGAATTGGCCGGTGGGCCTTGGCGTTCCGCAACTCGGCGCCGTTGAGCGAATCCTGATCGTGGAAGGCGGGCCCGATTATCTGGCCGGCGTTGATTTGATGGTCAATTACGCGAGCTCGGACGCGATCGTCTGCGCGATGCTCGGCGGCGAGTCGCTCATTCGCGATATCGCCTTGGTACGTCTGCAAACCAAAATTGTCCGGATCATGTGCCATAACGACCCGGCTGGTTACGGCGCCGCCGGCCGCTGGTTTCACCAACTCAAAAATGCTGGTTGCCAGGATGTTGAGACGGTCGAGCTCGAGGCGCCTTATAGCGATTTGAACGATTTCATGGCGAAAGCCACCTCAGAAGAAAAAACCAAAACCGCAGCGGAAATTTATGCGATTCCGAACCCATGAAGAAAACGAGGCCTTTGCGGCGCGTCATGGCGCTGTCAACGGAGCCAATGGTCATAACGACGATGACGATTTCCCTTGGCTAAAATTCGAATCGGTTGACGAATTGGCCGATCACGAACCCGAAAAAATCATTGATGGCTTTTTGCATATTGGCGAAAAGCTCGGGATTACCGCCGGAAGCAAAAGCAACAAAACTTGGATGCTTTTGCATATGGCCTATTGCATTGCAAATGGGCTGCCTTTTCTCGGATTTACTACTTACAAATCGAAGGTGATGATTTTTGATCTTGAGCTGTCGCGTTACGGGATCCGGCGCCGGCTCGAGCGGATCCGGGGCGCCCTTGGGCAAGGCACTTTTGACAATATCATTGTCTGTTCGTTACGGGGAAAGGCGCGAAAATTCTGTGCGAATTTCCAAAAGATCCAACCGTTGATCAGGTTGGAAGATGTTCGGGTGGTCATTATTGACCCGGTTTACAAATTCCTCTTGGGCCGCAACGAGGCCGACAACGCCTTAGTGGCGGACATGCTCGAGGGCATGACGGTCTTTTGCGAGGAAACCAATGTCGCCATGGCCTGGGTCCATCACCATTCAAAGGGTAACCAGGCCGCTAAAGAGGCCCTTGATCGTTCAAGCGGTGCTGGTAGTTGGTCGCGGGATCCGGACGCATTGCTTGATTTGGTTGATCACAAGGATTCAACCAAAACCGAGCGAATTTTTAAGGTCGAAATCACCGTGCGCGAATTTGCACCAATCGACAATTTTGTCGCCCGTTGGAAATGCCCTTTGTTACTCCGAGACGATCAAGGCCTTGATCCCGATAGCCTTAAACGGCCAGGCGGTCGGCCGACAAAATACAGCGTTGATGATCTGCTTGAGCATCTAGGCAACGATGAACTGACTACAACCCAATTCAAAATCCGAGTGATGAACGAAACCGGGATGAGTAAAAGCCGTTTTTATTTACTGCTTAACCAGGCCTTAACTCAAAAACTTATTGTCAAAAGTAAGCTGACCCAACTCTGGTTTAAATCACCCACTAATTCCTAATTTCCCGCTTTCCCGAAACTCTATTTGTGGACTTATGGGTTTGGCCCCCAAAAAGTTTCCAGTACCAGAAATCTAAAGAGATTTTCTGGACTGGTAGGTAAACAAACTTTGGGGCCTTACCAAAATGATCGAATTCCTAAAATTGAACTGGACCAAAAATTCAAATGCCTAATCAACCCCATTTTGCCATCCTACTCGATCGGTCCGAATCGATGGATATCCTGGCCGCCGAAACGATCGCCGGGTTTAACGGCTTTTTGGCGCATCAAAAAGCGGCCAACCCAAAGGCTTCAATCTCCCAAACCCAATTTGATCACCGTTATGAGTCAATCTATGTCGCCAAACCATTCGCCGAGGCGCCTTATCTTTCCGCGGCAACTTATCGGCCGCGCGGGATGACCGCACTCTGGGATGCCATCGGCCGAACGATTACCGACTTGACCGATTCACTCAAAATGAGTGGAACACTCCCAAAGGTGTTGGTTTGTATTCTGACCGATGGCTTTGAGAATTCGTCGACCGAATACACCCTCGAGCGCTTAAAAACGCTCATTGAGGCCATGGGCAACGTGCACGGATGGGTCTTTATGCTCTTGGCTGCCAACCAGAACGCCCAAAAGACCGGTCAAGGCCTCGGGATATTGCCCAAGTATTGTGTCTCAACCCAGGCGACCAGAGAGGGCACCGCGGCCGCGTTCGCGGTGGTCAACGAGGCCTTTAGCGAGTTTTCGCGTTCGGGTTCACTGCAAGCACTTGCATTGCAGGATACTTACTCGATCACGCTCTCGAAAACCCAAAAGCCGAAAAAGCGATGAATACCCATTTGATCGATTGCCCGTGGTGCCAAAACCCGGAATCTGATCGCCGAATCGCTTTCGAAGATCGAACCGACCAATGGGGCGACCCTTACCGCACGTTTTTTGGTGAATGCGAGTGCGGCGCCCATGGCCCGCACGCGGCGACGGTCGAGGAAGCAATGATCGCTTACAACTCTTGGAAACGGTGATGGCCGATGAAATGGAAATCAAAGAGGAGTTGCGATGGATCTTTGTGATCTATCGATGGGGCAAAGTATGGGGCGAATATGCGACCATGGAAGAAGCCCAAACGGCGATTGCCAATATCAAAACTAACGAAAGCGCGATGAAAAAATGAGCCGGGAATCAATTGCTTTTTATTCAACCAGCATTGCCGCGGAAAAAACTGCGTCCGAAATCATGACGCTTCTAGCGCGCGCGGGCGCGACGGCGATCCTGTCCGAATACGGGGCACCGAACCAACCTGGCGAACCTGGTAAACTGGCCGCGGTTTCGTTCCGGATAAAAACCGAGTTTGGCGTTTTGACCTTTCGGTTGCCGGCCAATGTCGACGGCGTTTCTGCCGTTTTAATGCGTTCGACCAGTATTCCGCGCGCTTTGAGAAATTCCCGAGCTCAGGCGCAACGAGTCGCTTGGCGCATTATTCTCCATTGGCTTGATGCGCAACTTGCCATGATTGCGGCCGGCCTGGTCGACCTCGAACAAGTCTTTTTGCCTTATGCGCAAGATGTCGCCGGTGTCACCGTTTATGATCGCATCAAAGATTCGCGGTTTAAGTTCCTTAACCTGCTTCCCGATAAAACATGAGCGATCCGGCAAAGTACGCGGCCGATCTGGCCAAAACTGTCTTTTATCCCGCTTGTGGCGGGGTGCCTTGTTTCGAAATTCAAGGCCGGGAAGTGCCCTATTGGCTCAAATCGTTCGGGGTTTGGGATGAGGTGGCCGACCAAATTGCCCTACTCAAGGCCGAAGGCCTGGCCGCGGTGTTGAGCGGCCCGGCCGTGGTCGATGGCCAAATCGCTTTTTATTTCGTTAAATTGTACGGGACCGATGCGCAAAAGATTATGGCCCGCGGCCTGATTAGCTTCCCACTCAAGGGCCATCTTGGTTGTGGCCGCTTTTATTTGCAAAAATTGGTCGATGAAATTGCGGCTGAATGCGAACGCCTGGGCATAGATTTATTGGTGAACGATTCGAAATGAAATTGTATGGCTGATCAATATTCAACCGCGGAGCTCGCCGAATGCCTGCGCCGCGAAGTCGCCCGCCGCCGGCGGGAATATCCGAAGATGGTTGCCCGGGCGATCATCGATAAACGTGAGGCCGAAAAGGAAATCGGGATGATGCAACAAGTTTGTGACGTCTTTCAGGCCTGGACCCATCACCCAAAATGACCGCCGCCGCGCGAGGCTGGCGCCTGGCAGGCGATCGCCTTTTACCCCTTACCAATGTACCAGCCTACCAATCAAACGCGCCTATAAACGATTTTAGAGCGTTTTGTTTTTCTCGATTTTGGGATTTGCCGCCTGTATAGCAGTTTGCTAGCCTTTCCGAGACTCAAAGCCAATGGCGCCGCGATCAACCCATTTTCTGGATGTCAGCTCGGCCGAGCAACGGTTTGCTCAAACCGTGCAATCCTTTATCGGCTCTTATGATCCCAGAGTGCAGGGCACGGTCGCGCGAGTAGCCGCTTGTTGGGCCAAGGAATGGGTGAGCCTGGCGAGCCCGACTCTATTCCCGCCGACCGGCGTCGGCCTGTCTGAAATGGAACGCGAAGTTTATTGCGCACGGTGGCGCACTTACTACCAAGAGCATCGCGAACATATTTGCCAGCGACGACGGGAAAGACGCAGAGGCATCCAATGAACGCAAAAGAAGCAATAGCCAACGCGGATCTGGAATTGATTCAGTTATTTTTGGTTGCATGGGAATTAGATCACCCGATTCCATTTGTTCCGAATGAGACTGATGAACAACGATGGGCCAGGCGTTTCAAAATTAGAACAGATGAGCGATAAGGTTAAACTTGGCGATTTGCTTAAACTTTTCGAGGACGCTTTCAATGCTGGTTGGGAAGCGCATGCCGAAGGTAACGAATCGGTGCGCGACCAGGCCTTTCGGAAATGGGTTGACGCGGCACTTGAAGAATTATGAGTGAACGAACGCAGCAACCTGACCCGATTGAAAGTATGTTCAAGCTGTCCAAGCGATCGAGCACCGAAACTTTTTTTTATTTGGTAATGCAGATTGTAGATTTGAAACAGCAAGTCGTTAGCCTGCAAGATGAGAACCATCGGCTTAAAGATCAATTGAGGGCGGTGCGCGTGGCACCTTCCGAATGAAGCGGGGAAAACAAAATTCGCGACAAAATTTTCGCGCGTTAGGTTCTTCCGCCGGATTTTGGGGTGCGGGCGGAGACGACCCCAGAAAACGAAACGCATCAAAAATAAATTTTGATCTACATCCCAACCCCTGAATGGTATGCCGCGAAAAGCCGAACCGACGATTGACCTGGCGATTCCGATTGGCACAACGGCGGCCGCGTCGCTTTTGCAAATGGGCCCGCACAAATTAATCGCGCTGACGCACCAGAACGTTTTGCATCACATGCGGGACGCGGCCGGCGTGCCGATCGGCGGCAAATATTTGCTCAACCAGGCGGTGGCGGATTACGTCAACTATTTGACGCACCAGCGTGAACACGCACCGCGCGATCATTACGATGAGGCCCGAGCTCGGCGCGCGTTGGCCTCGGCGGCCGTGAACGAAATGCGGGTTAAACGGTTAAGCGGCGAAATGATCGAGATGCGACCAGTCTTAGAAGCGATTGATGCCATGGTTTTAAGGTTCCGCGCGAAAGTGCAAAACGTTTTTCCGCGAATTGCGAAAGAATGTTATGGCGCGTCCAGTTTGACTGATGCGCAAGAACGTACCGAAAACCTGGCCGGGGAAATCTTTGCGGAATTGCGCAAGCTGCGGCCGGAAGATTTAGAGGCGCCGACTTTGCGCGCGTTACCAGGCGGGATCGATGAGCAAGAGGCGCAAGAGTGATCAAGCGCCGTGGCTACGCAAATTCGATACTTTAGCGGCGCAACGGCAAGCGGCTTTTCGGCGGGCGGTCGTTCAAATCGTCCGGATCCGCTTTGAGACACTTTCCTTTCAGAGCGTCACCGAATGGGCCGAGGCTAACCGCTATTTGCCGCCAACGGCAAGCGAGCCCGGCCGTTATGTCGCCGAGCGCCTACCTTACCAACGGGCCATTCAAGACGCTTTCACTATTCCCGGGGTGCGCGAAATGACGGTGATGGCCGCCGAGCGCATCGGCAAATCGACGATCGCTAGCAATATTCTTGGCTACATTATCGATCGGTGCCCGGCCGGGGTGCTCTGGACGATGCCGAACAGATTGGCCATGGAAGATTTCGTGAGGGACGAAATCGAGCCCATGATCCGGCAAAGCGATCGGTTACGGCGCAAGGTTTCAAAAGGGACCGTCAAAGGCACGTCAAACAGTGTTCGGCGGAAAACCTTTCAAGGCGGCCAGGTAACGTTTGTGAGCGGTGGCTCATCAACGAACCTGGCGGTGCGTACCGTCAAATATGTGATCATTGATGAGGCCGATAAACTGCGGCAATTGCCGCGGGAAGGTGACGCCGATGCGCTAGTAGCCAAACGGATCACCACGTTTTCGGAAACCGGCGGCATGGTTTTGCGGTTCTCCAAGCCGACGACCGTAGATAAAAGTCGAATCAACCGGCACTTTTTGCGCGGGACACAAACCCGCTGGTTTTTGCAATGTCCAAATCTGGATTGCGGGCAATTTGTCAATTTGCGCTGGCAACATATTCACTTCGAAGATGCGCGTGGTTATTGCGAATATTGCGGACACGGTTTCGATCAAGATACCTGGTTAAATCAACCAGGCGAACCGCGGGACAAGATGGCTCATTCGACCCACAAAAGCTTTCACGTTTCGGGCCTCTTCAATCCCTTTATCCGATGGGAAACCTTGATTGAGGAATTCAAGGACGCGCAAGATGCGCTCGAGGAAGGCGATCCGTCATTGATGAGCGTGTTTGAAAATTCGCGTTTAGGCGAGCCGAGCGGCGCTTTTGGCGAGTACAAAATTGAGGTCACCGAGCTTTACGATCGGCGCACCTATTTTGGCGAGGCCGAGGTGCCGGAGGGCATTATCGCATTGACCTTGGGTGCCGATACCCAAGCGGACGGTTTCCGTTGGCTCTTGTGCGCCTGGGGCCGGCGTCACGAACTCCATTTGATCGAAACCGGCTCGATCGTGGGCGACATGAGTTGTCCGTTTACCGAGGGCCCTTGGAACGAACTGGCCAACCTGCTTAAACGCCTTTGGTACGATAAAGACGGGAACGGTTATCGGCCGATCTTGAGCGCTTTGGACGTGCAAGGCGATCATTACGAACGTTGCCTACAATTTGTTCGAATGCAGGCCTCGAAAGGCCTGCGCGGGGTGCGCGGCTTAGGGGCCGACAAACGCAAGAGCACCCAACAAAAGGCCAGCATAATTCGCAACGTTTACATTGATCACACGCTCAAGGTGCCCATTCAAAACATCGACGTTGACGCGGCCAAAACCGCGCTGGCGACCATGCTAAGTCGCAAAGAGAACGCCGGGCCCGGTATTGTGCATTTCCCGTGCGGGACAACCGGTGAAGAGGTGCGCGGCTTTGATCTGGAAACGATCGGCGAATTCACCGCCGAGTACCGGCGCAAGAAAATGGTCAACGGTTACCCGGTCTACACTTGGCACAAATACGTGCACCTAAACAATCATCGGCTGGATTGTTGGGTTTACGGGTTTGCCGCCATGCTCTTGACGCATATCAATTTTGATATCGCCCAACCGCGGCGGATCCCGAGCGAACAAACCAAAGAGGTCAAGGAAAGGTTAGCGGCCGACTCTGGGACGGCCGGTACCCAAAGGGTTCAGCGGCCACGTTCTATGTGGAACGTGCGAGGGCGGTTTTAATGCCAATAATTATGGCATAATTATGGCATAATTATGTAATACCCTTTTAGGAACGTGCGAGGGCGGTTTTAAGCTCTTGGGTTTGCCGTTCAATTTCGCGCGCGATCCGAACCGCCTGACTGACCATCATGAAAACTTCTTCATTGCTCATCGATTGAGACAAATTTAAACCGCTCGTGCCGCCGAGTAGATGAGCCACAATTAGGGGGAGGTCATCGATAGCCTTTCTGGCATGTTTTGAGGCCATGCGATATTCTAGCGACAAATGGCGATTCCCGAAAGCCTAGTTGCCGGCGATTCTTGGGCCTTAACTTGGGATACGCCGGCTTATCGCGAAGTGGATGGGTATTCGGCCGAATTGTTTTTTGCACTTGGGACGGTGCGAATACATGTCGCGGGCGAGCGCGGCGAGGCTGACGAACAATGGCTTTTCGTTTTCCCGCCGGCGGAAACTGAAAAGGCGGTGCCGCCTGGCCAATGGCTTTATTGGATCGTTTGCACTAAGGCCGCCGAGATAATTACCGCGGAATTTGGCAAGGTCGAAGTTTTGCCAAACCCGCACACTGACAAGCCGATCGAGCCGCGTTCAATCTTGCGTCAGACTCTTGACGAAGCGCTCAAGGCCAGGCGCGAGGTGATGAGCTCGCCGATTCACCAAAGCACTTTTCAAGGGCATTCCTACACGATGGCCGACCTGGATAAACTTGATCGCGCGATTCGGCGATTGCAGGACGAACTTGCCGGCGAAGAGGGCGGCGGGCCAGGCCGAAGCAAAAAACTGGTTTTTACGCAATTTAGGAAAATATGACCGCGGCACCTACGCTTTACGATCCCTACAACCGGCCGATTGCTTCGAGCCGGCCGCGGCCGATTGTCGTTGGCCCGAAACGTCATTACGAACAAGCCGACCCGTCGCACCTTACAGCCGATTGGATTTTCACCAGCCAGACGGCCGACGAATCGATCAAGGCCGGCGGGGTACGATTGCGCAATAAGTGCCGATCGCTCGAGCGCGAGAATCCTTACATGCGCCGGTTTCTAACGTTGCTCAAAGTTTATGTGTTCGGTTATCGCGGGATCCGGATTGAATGCAAATGCCGGCACGAACGCCGGCGCGATCGGCCACATGAAGAACTCAATGATGCGATCAAGGAGCAATGGAACGAATTTGGCGAGCTCGGCAATTACGATGTGACGGGCAAATTCAGTTGCCGCACTGGCGACATTTTTGCCTTGCGCCGTTGTGTCGTTGACGGCGAGATTTTTATCCGCCTGGTGCGCGGTTTTCCCGATAACCCTTGGCACTTTGCCGTGCAATTTATCGAGGCTGATTGGATCGATATCGATTACCAGGAAAAACTCAACAACGGCAACGTGGTCCGAATGGGGATCGAATTTAACCAGTGGGACCGGCCGGTGGCCTATTGGATTACGGAAAAGGGCGCCGGCAATTCTTATCCAAGCGCGAACGGCGCAAGAGGCAAGCGGATCCGGATCGATGCGGCCGATATCATTCATTTAGGGATTTTCGAGCGATCGCCCCAAAGCCGGTGCGTGCCATGGCCGGTGGCCGCGATTAATAACTTGCGCCAATTCGGCGAGTACGAGGCGGCCGAGGTCGTCACGGCTCGAGTTTGTTCTAGCAAGATGGGCATGATTGAGCGCTCGATGGATTCGGTGGCTTATACGGGGGCAACCGAAGATCCGAAAGGCAACCTGGTCAGCGAAGTTGCGGCCGGCGTGATCGAGCTCTTGGATCCTGGCCAAAAGTTTGTGCCCTTTGATCCCGGCCAACCCAAAAGCGAATTTGCCACGTTCCGGAAAGCTTTCTTGCGCGGAATTAGTTGCGCCTTTGACGTTGGCTATAACGCTTTGGCTAGTGATCTCGAGGGGGTGAATTACTCGAGTTTGCGTCATGGTCAAAAGGACGATGTTGAGGTGTATCGCGAGATTCAACAATTTTTTATTTCGGTGGCCCGGTGGCGCATATTTTCGGCGTGGTTAGAGATGGCAACCTTGAGCGGCCGAATCGACGTTGATGGCTACGGTTTTGAGGATATTCCGATGGTCAAAAAGGCGATCAAATGGCACCCGCGCGGCTTCCATTACGTTGACCCGCTCAAAGATGGGCAAAGCGATTTGTTGCTGATCAACAACAAGTTAGAAACGCGCACCGGAGTTTTGGCCCGCCGCGGCGAAGATATCGAAGAGGTTTTCGAAACGCTCGAATTTGAGGAAGATTTGGCTGAGGAACATGGCCTCGATTTGACGCCGGTAGGCACGCAAGGAAAACCAGGCGGCGCCGCGGGCGGATCCGGGGGCGCCGGCGGGAACGGCGAACCGGCGGCGGCCGGGGCCCAAAATGGAAATGGGGCGCATGCGCTTGTAATAAATTCGGGATGGCTACACGCGCGACCCGAACCCCGTTACCAACGAAATTACCGGTTCAATATCGATCGCTCGAGATTCGTCGGGAATGGATCGATGAAAAGCATCGGACGATAGAATTCCCCTTTTCTTCCGATACCCGCATCGAACGTTGGTTCGGCTTCGAAATTCTCAGCCACGAAGTCGGCGCGATCGATAGCGAACGAATTCTAAAGGGCGGCGCGCTCTTAGAAAATCACGATTGGGATTCTCAAATCGGGGTAATCGAAAAACTCTGGGTTGAGAAAAATACGCGCGCCTGGTGCGCCGCTCGGTTTAGCAAAAACGCCCATCCGGAAGAAGTTTGGCGGGATGTCGTTGACGAAGTTAAACGCAACGTCAGCGTCGGCTACGTCATCGACGAATATGAGATGGTCGAGAACGACGACGAAGAGGCCGACGAAAACGATTTGCCAACCATTTTAGTAACTCGTTGGGAACCGCACGAAATCTCGATCGTTTCGGTGCCGGCGGATTTCAGCGTCGGCATGGGCCGGGATCAGGCCGAGAACGGACAACTTTATGCCGTGCGTATGCGAGCCGGCCGAGAACCAAAAGCAAGAAAAAGACAGTCAAGCATTATGGCGACAAGAGCCCAAAATAGTCAACCGGCCGCGGCGGGCGAAAATAATGATCCGCCCAATAACGGTAACGGAGAACCAACTATTGAAGTGGTGCGCGAACAAACGCGCAAGGATGAAACCAAACGGGTGCGCGAAATGTTGGCAATGGGAGCGCGCTTCAATTGCCAGGCCGAAGCACAACAATATATCGATGAGAATCGGACCCTGGCCGATTTCCAACATTTCATTTTGACCGAACGCTTGAACGCGCAACCAGTGGCGACCAATCAAGAGCTCGGGATGTCGAATCGCGAGGTGCGCCGATATTCCATTTTGAAAGCGATCAGGGAGCTTTCCGATATTCAAAACGGGCCGCGCTTGACCGGGCTTGAATTGGAAGCTTCAACCGCGATGGCCACGCTTTTAAAGAGGCAACCGCAAGGGTTTTTCTTGCCGCCCGATGTGGTCCGAGGGCCCAACCCGTTCGCGATGAGCCGGGTAGTCAGCGCGACGCCAACCCCGCCGCCGGCAAACAAGACGGCCGCCGATGCACTGATCCCAAGCGAGTTGCTTTTGCCGATGATTGACCTTTTGCGCAACCGCATGGTAGTCATACAGTCTGGCGCGACGATGTTGCCGGGCCTTTCAGGGAATATCGCATTTCCCAAACAAACCGGCGGGGCAACGGCTTTTTGGTTGAGTGAAACTGCACCGGTGACCCCAACGGATCAAGTATTTGGCCAAGTGCCATTGATCCCGAAACGGTTGAGCTCAATGACCGAATACACCCGGCAACTGGTCATTCAATCGGCGGTCGATATCGAGGTTGTGATTCGGGCCGATCTAATGACCGCGATGGCCATTTTGCTTGATTCGACGGCACTTTTTGGCACCGGGGTTGCGCCGATTCCGCGCGGCATTTTAAACCAAGTCGGCATTAACCGGTGGAGCTTTGGCACCGATCCGCTTTTTGAAGGTTATGTGCGGGCCGTTGTCTCGATCGATGATTCCAGAATCCCATTATCTGGGCTTGGCTGGATATCAAACCCGCGAAGTTGGGGCGCCGGCATTTCGACCCCGAAGTTTCCTAATACCGGAATCACGGTCATTGCCGATAACCAAACTTGTTTAGGTTATCCCTATCGGACAACGCAGCAAGTTCCGAACACTGGCGCAAATGAAGGCCTCGTTTTCTTTGGCAATTGGAGTGATTTGCTAATTGGCCAATGGGATGGGCTCGATGTGATCGTTGATCCCTACACCCGCGCGGCCGAGGCAATTGTTCGGGTGGTGGTTTTGCAATGGTTCGATTGCAACGTGCGTTATCCCGAAGCGTTCGCGGTTTCGACCGATCCCGGTTACCCGCCCGACCTTTTCCCGCTATCACATGGACAAGAACAAAAAGCAGGGAACGGCCCGGCACCGGCGCCAAAAGGCAAATAAACCAGTTAAAGAACCGCCCAAAGCCAATCGTGAAGAAGATTTAAAAGCGCGGATCCGGAAGCGTGAGGAACCACAATTCGATTGAGAACGGTTTTAGATAATTTCAAAGAGGCCTTTGACCGGTTTGCACCGTTGGCCGGCCGCTCGATGGAAATTTGGGTCAAAGGCGGCAAGGATTTTCTAAAACCGATCAAGCTCGAGGGGTTTTGGTTCGAAGATGTGACCGCAGCCAAACAAATGATTGGAAGCGATATCGTCTTTAGTTGTGACGCGATTTTGGTGGTTCGCACCCAAGATTTGCCGCGGCGACCGTTGCCCGGCGAATTGCTTTTCTATCCGAAAAACCAGGCCTGGCAAATTGTCGAATCGATCGAGCTCGAGGGCCGTTACCAGATTGGCCTTAACCGTCACGGGGCCCCAAGCCAATGATCCAAGTCGCGATCGATACCAAAGCCCTAAAGCGCCACGCCCGCCGGCTGGACAAGATCAAGGGCGGGGCGCCTAAAGCGATCACGAGCGCTTTGGCCCGCACGATGCGAAGCGGCCGTACGGAAGTGACTCGGCAAACGCGGAATATTTATTTGATCAAAGCGCGCGATGTTCAGGGGAGCTTGACGACTCGCCTGGCGGGGATGAGGGGCGAGATTCGTTCGAAACATTCCGGCATGTTGCCGTTAATCGATTTCCAAGTGCGGCCGAAAAAGCTCTATTCCGGCCGGCTCTTGCACGCGGCGGTTAAGAAAGGCGGCGGTGGCACCCTCGGCCGCGCGTTCATCGGCGCCATGGGCGGGCATGTTGGCGTGTTCGCTCGGAGCACCGACAAGCGCTTACCGGTGCGCGAGCTGCGGGCGATTTCGGCGCCGATCATGATTAGCCAGGAACCGGTTGCCGAGCCGGCCATGGAGAAAATGAACGAAGTTTTCGAGAAACGAATGGATCACGAAATCAATCGGCTATTGGCCAAATGAATGGCACGTCCAGAGAATTCGATAGCACCGTTTTGCGCCGGGCCCGCAAACGTTCTGAGCCGATCGCGCCGACCGATTATGGCGAAATTGAATTGGCGGTAGTTCGGTTCGTCGGCCGGCTCTTTGAACATGCCAGGCTGGACAATGAGGCGATCGACAAGTTGCCGCCCGAACCCGAGGATTTGGACGGTTTTGGCCGCGAACGAATCCGAACGCTTTCGGGCAAATTAGCGCCGCGGATTTACGCCGGCGCAATTCCCTTGAGCATCACCGGGGAAATCGATCCGGACGCTTTGCCCGATTATCCGTCTATTGTGGTCGCGGCCTC